AATTCCTCTGGTGCTTTAACTGCTAGTCTTAGCAGTCTGGTTACTGGATATGGTCTCCTCGAAAACACCGAAAATTATGAAGTAGATTTCCTTCTGATGGGATCTGCAGCATATACTAAAACCGATGCTCAAGCACTTGCCAATAAGGTAATTGCAGTAGCAGAAGCAAGAAAGGATGCACTTGCATTTATTTCTCCATATAGAGCAGCAGCAATCACGGATACTTCGGATGATAGAGCTGCAGCAATTAATTCAGATTCAGATATTACCAACAATGTCCTGAGTTTCTTTGCACCTATCACATCCTCATCTTATGCGGTGTTTGATAGTGGTTATAAGTACATGTATGATAGATTTGCAAACACCTTCCGTTATGTCCCTCTGAACGGAGACATTGCTGGAACTTGTGCAAGAAATGACATCAATCAGTTCCCATGGTTCTCACCAGCAGGAACTGCAAGAGGTACAATCCTTAATGCAGTAAAACTTGCTTATAATCCTTCTAAGACACAAAGAGACAGACTTTACTCTGCAAGAGTAAATCCAGTCATCTTCTCACCTGGTGCTGGAATTGTTCTCTTCGGAGATAAGACTGGACTTACTAAGGCATCGGCATTTGATAGAATTAACGTTCGTCGTTTGTTTGTATACCTTGAGGATGCAATCTCTGCTGCTGCCAAGGATCAACTCTTTGAATTCAACGATGAGATTACAAGAACCAACTTTGTAAATATCGTTGAACCATTCCTCCGTGATGTTCAGGCTAAGAGAGGAATTTCAGATTATGTTGTTATTTGTGATGAAACAAATAACACTGCTGCCGTCATCGACAACAATGAGTTTGTCGCAGACATCTTCATCAAACCTGCAAGGTCGATTAACTTCATCGGTCTTACATTTGTTGCCACCAGAACTGGTGTTGCTTTTGAAGAAGTAATTGGTAACGTTTAATTAAATTAGAGGTTTAACGAACTATGGCAACCCGTCAACAACAAAACAACATTCCACTCAGAAAAATCACTGATTTTAAGAGTAAGTTAACTGGTGGTGGTGCAAGACCCAATCTCTTTGAAGTTGAGTTAGCATTCCCAGGTGCCGTTGGTGTCGATAATGACACTCTCCAAAAGGCAAGATTCCTTGTCAAGGCAGCGGCACTGCCTGCATCAACAGTTGCTCCAATCGATGTTCCATTCAGAGGTCGTGTTCTCAAAATCGCCGGTGATAGAACATTTGAGACTTGGACAATCACCGTCATCAACGATGTTGATTTCTCCATTCGCTCGGCATTCGAGAAGTGGATGAATAAAATCAATAAGATGAATGATGGCACTGGATTAACTGATCCAGAAGCATACCAGGCAGATGCTTATGTTTATCAACTTGGTCGTGATGGAGGAATTCTGAGATCATATCATTTCTATGATGTGTTCCCAACCAATATTTCTACTATCGACTTGAGTTATGAGACAACTGACACCATTGAAGAGTTCACTGTAGAACTTCAAGTTCAGTGGTGGGAAGCATCAAGAGGAAATTCCCCTAATGCTGGTGGCGAAGACATTAACTAAATAGTAGAATAACAGTCTAGTCAAGATTATAATGGCAAAACTTTTTGGTTTTTCAATTGAGGATAAAGATAAAAAATCCGCTTCTATAGTGTCCCCCGTTCCTCAAACAAATGAGGACGGGGTTGATCATTATATTTCTAGTGGATTTTATGGTCAATATGTAGATATTGAAGGTGTATATAGAACTGAGTATGATCTAATCAAACGATATCGTGAGATGGCACTTCACCCAGAATGTGATGGTGCCATTGAAGATGTTGTTAATGAGGCAATCGTTAGTGATCTTTATGATTCGCCAATCGAAATTGAACTATCTAATCTGAATGCAACCGATAAGTTAAAGAAAGCAATTAGAGAAGAGTTTAAGAGAATCAAAGAAATACTTGACTTTGATAGAAAGTCTCATGAAATTTTTAGAAATTGGTATGTTGATGGAAGACTTTATTATCTCAAAGTAATTGATACCAAAAAACCACAGGAAGGGATTAAAGAACTGAGATATATTGATCCCATGAAGATCAAATATATCAGACAAGAAAAGAAAAAGGAAGGAGATCAGAGACTGGTAAATCTCAGACTTGCGTCCGAAGAAAAAGTTATAAATCCAGAAATTGATGAGTATTTTTTATATACTCCAACTCCAAATTATCCATCTATGGGTGGAGGGCAGCAAAAGAATGCAATTAAAATTGCTAAAGATTCCATCACATATGTAACCTCTGGACTTGTAGATAGAAATAAAGGATCCGTTCTTTCATATCTTCATAAGGCAATCAAGGCACTCAATCAACTTAGAATGATTGAGGATTCTCTTGTTATTTACAGATTATCACGAGCACCTGAACGTCGTATTTTCTATATTGACGTAGGCAATCTCCCAAAAGTAAAGGCAGAACAATATCTTCGTGATGTTATGATGCGTTATCGTAACAAGTTGGTTTATGATGCCAACACTGGTGAAGTTCGTGACGACAGAAAACATATGAGTATGCTTGAAGATTTTTGGCTCCCAAGAAGAGAGGGTGGTAGAGGAACCGAAATCTCCACACTTCCTGGTGGTCAAAATCTTGGAGAACTTGCCGATATTGAGTATTTCCAAAAGAAACTCTACAGAGCACTTGGAGTTCCCGAATCCAGAATTGCTGCTGATGGTGGATTTAATCTTGGTCGTTCTTCTGAGATTTTGAGAGATGAACTCAAGTTTGCCAAGTTTGTTGGACGTTTGAGAAAGAGATTTGCTCAGATGTTCAATGACATGTTGAAAACGCAATTGATTCTTAAGAACATCGTCTCTCCAGAAGATTGGGAAATGTTGGTTGATCATATCCAATATGATTTCTTGTATGATAATCAGTTTGCCGAACTCAAAGAAACAGAGATGCTTAATGAGCGTCTTGGAGTTCTGGCAACTATTGAACCCTATATTGGTAAGTATTATTCAACCGAATGGGTTCGTAGAAAAGTTCTCCGTCAGACTGATGCTGAAATGATTGAGATGGATGAACAGATTGAACAGGAAATCAAGGATGGAATTATTCCTGATCCCAATTCTATAGATCCAATAACAGGAGAACCATTACCACAAGAAGGTGAAATGGGAATGATGGGTGATGTTCCAATGGAACCAGACCTGGAAGCACAAGGAGATATCACTCAGGTAAAAGAACCAAAAGGCGGTGAGATATAAATAAAAAATATAGTTATATTCACTTTTCATGGAAGAAATTGTAAACTTGATAGGATCGGATGCTTCCGCATCGGATATTAGCGATAAAATCAAAGACGTTCTTTATGCTAAATCGGCACAAAGAATTGATGCTATTCGTCCAACTGTTGGTGCATCCTTATTCGGTGACGATCAACCATCAGAGGAACAAGAATAATGGCAAGGACATTATTGAAAGGTGCTGAAATAGCACTGCCAACAACGACGGGTACTGCCACTAGTTTTAGTCAGGCAACAGTTGTACGTTTGGTAAATACAGGATCTGTTGCTGTCGTTGAAGTAGTGGAGACACAAAGCGGTACTGGAGTTGGTTCTTTCACGATGCCAGCAAATACCGTTGAGTATTTGGAAAAAACACCAACGCATTGTGTTTTTGCTAGTGCGGCAACAGTTAAAGGAGCACAAGTAGGATTTACTGGATAAACAAATGAAACTTATCACAGAAGAAATTTCAAACGTACAGATTATCACCGAAGGAAAAGGTGCTAATAAGAAACTGTACATTGAGGGAGTTTTTCTTCAGGGAGACATCAAAAACCGTAACGGTAGAATGTATCCTATGGAAACTCTTTCCCGTGAGGTTGGAAGATATAACGAAACTTTCGTCAAGAAAGGTCGTGCTCTCGGTGAACTTGGTCACCCCGATGGTCCCACTGTAAATCTTGATCGCGTTTCTCACAAAATCACTTCACTCGTTCAAGAAGGAAGTAATTTCAGAGGAAAGGCACAAATTCTGAACACCCCTATGGGTAAGATTGCATCTTCTCTTCTTGATGAAGGTGTAATGCTCGGTGTTTCTTCTCGTGGTGTTGGTTCATTAAGAACCACAAATGAGGGTCATAAAGTTGTCGGTGAAGACTTCATGTTAGCAACTGCTGCTGATATCGTTGCCGATCCTTCTGCTCCTGATGCTTTTGTTCAGGGAATTATGGAAGGAAAAGAGTGGGTTTGGGAAGGAGGAATTCTTCGTGAACAACTTGCAGAGAGAACTCAAAAGAGAATCAACACTCTTGTTGATCAAAGAAGACTTGAAGAACATAAGTTGAATTTATTCAATGAGTTCCTCTCAAATCTTTAATTTATAAATAAATATAGATTAATACAAAAATATCTAATCAAAAATGTCCGTTGGTAGC